TGACAGAACAGCATGGTTAAGCTCATTAGCTGCTAGTGAATGGCATAAAGATGAGATGGACAAGTGCTGGGATAGACTAAAAGGACAATTAGATGGCGTTTACTAACTATACTAGCTTCGTGACAGTCGTAGAAAATTACTTAGCACGAACAGACTTATCATCACAGATACCTGACTTCATTCAGTTAGCACAAACTAGAATGAGTCGTGACTTACGCACACAAAAGATGTTAAGTTCTACTACGCTTTCTTTATCAGCAAGCACAGTAGCATTTCCTAGCGACATATTAGAAGTTAGAGAAATACATATACAAGGTAATCCAGTTATTAGATTAGAGTATCAGTCCCCTGACTTATTCTTTAGAGATGGTCAAACCACATTATCAGGTATGCCACATTACTTTACAATGATTGGTTCAAACTTCCAATTTGCACCTGCACCCGACTCTACAATGACACTTAGCTTATTGTATTATGCACAACCTACATTTATCTCTACAACAACAGCAAGTAACATCTATTTAGCCAACTATCCAGATGCTTTACTATACGCAACACTAGCAGAAGCAGAACCGTATTTAATGAATGATGCACGTGTTCAAACATGGTCAGCATTGTATGATAGAGCTATTGCTAATATTAAAACAAATGACTTGGGTGCAACATACCCATACACAACATTAAGTGTCACACCAAGATAAAGGATAAAAGATGGCAAAGAATAAAATTTCAGAATTTAGCGCAACAGCAGCAGATAATACGGATATTACCAATATCAATATTGCTGAAGGATGTTCACCAGCTAACGTAAACAACGCTATTCGTAGCTTAATGTCGTTACTAAAAAACCAACAAGATGGTTCTAGTGGTGACCCATTTACTGTATCTGGAGCTTTAACTGCATCTGGCACACTTACATCATCTGGAACGATAGACATTACAGGCGGATTTAAATTAGACGGTTCAGCAGGAACTTCTGGTCAAGTATTGTTATCAGCAGGTTCAAATACTCCTACATGGGGTAATGCTTTTGTAGCTGGTATGATTATGCTATGGTCAGGCTCTTCAGCAACTATTCCTAGTGGATGGCTATTATGTGATGGTGCTAACTCTACACCGGACTTACGTAACCGTTTTGTAGTTGGTGCAACATCTACTTATGCTGTAGGTGCTACTGGTGGTAGTGCAGATGCTATTGTTGTATCTCATACTCATGCTGGAACAACTGATTCAACTTCATTAACAGGCACACTTGCTCATGGTGGTAATAATACAGCTACAGGAGTATTTTCAGCATCGTCCTCATTTAGTGGTGTTGGACAAAATTCTCAAACTAACTATATTGCTTCTTTTAATGCTACTCACGTACATACGTTTACTACAGGGGCAACAGGGTCAAGTGGTACTAATGCTAACCTTCCACCATACTATGCACTTTGCTATATTATGAAGGCTTAATAATGCCTACACAACGCATAGCATTTAAAGACTGGTTACCTGACCAACCATCTATTATAGATACAGTATCAGAAGCCAATAATGTCATTCCTTTAGCTATAGGATATGGTCCTTTTAAGTCAGCAGTAAATTATTCAGGTGCGGCTACAGAAGACCTTACTAACTGTTTTGCAGCTAAAGTAAATGCAGACGTATCTGTATTTGCAGGTGGTCTTACTAAACTATTTAAAGTATCTGCTACAGATTTAACTATGGAAGATGTATCTAAAGTAGGTGGATACACAGGTGTTAATAGATGGCAATTTGTGCAGTTTGGCAATTATGCGTTAGCTTCTAATGGCTCTGAAAAAATACAATATTTTGATGTAACTACATCTACAGACTTTGCAGATTTAGCAGCCGCAGCTCCAGTGGCTAAATACATTACAGTAGTTCGTGACTTTGTAGTAGGTGCAAATATAAGTAATGGCACATATCCATCACGTGTGCAATGGTCAGATATTAATGACCCTACAGATTGGACAGCAGGTGCTGCATCACAATCAGATTATCAAGAACTTCCTGACGGTGGTGACATTACAGGTATCACAGGTGGTGAGTTTGGTATTATATTCTTAGAAAAAGCCATTGTGCGTATGTCATACATTGGCTCACCATTATTCTTTCAATTTGACACTATTTCTCGTAATGTAGGTTGTGTAGAGGGTGGTTCTATAGCCCAATACGGTGGAGTATCATACTTCTTATCAGATGATGGTTTCTATTCATGTAACGGTCAACAAGTTACAGGTATTGGTTCAGAAAAAGTAGACAGATACTTTTATGCTAATGCAAACATTGGCGATATAGATTCTATATCAGCAGCAATAGACCCAGAACGTAATCTTGTTATTTGGAATTACACAACCGTTTCTGGTAACAGAGCATTAATTATATATAACTTTGAAACACAAAAATGGTGTGAAGCTGATACAGATGTAAATGTTTTATCTACCCTTGCTACATCAGGAACATCTTTAGACGGTATTGATACAGCTTATAATGTAACAGCAGGTTCTTTTGTAATAGGTAAGTCATACACAATTAGAAGCATAGGCACAACAGACTATACTCTGATAGGTGCAGTAGCTAATACTGTAGGCGTATTATTTACAGCTACAGGTGTAGGCTCAGGCACAGGTGTTGCTATTGATATGGCGGCTTCTGCAGCAGCATTAAAGACTGTAGACACTCTTACTACCACAATGGATGACAGACTTTATGCAGGTGGTAAATTCTTATTTGGTGGTGTTCGTGATACTAGAATTATCACATTTACAGGAACTAACGCTACAGCAAACATTACTACAAACGACTTAGAATACGGTTATAACTCTGTGCTTACTCTTATTAGACCTTCTGTAGATAATGGCTCTGCAAGCGTTTCTGTGGCTTCTAGACGTATGTTAGATGATACTCTTACATACGGTTCATCTGTCACAGCTAGTGAAGAAGATAGATGTTCTGTAAGAAGTGCAGGTCGTTATCATAGAATTAGTTTAACACCTACTGGTGCTAACTGGTCATCTGCAATTGGAATGGATATAGATTACTCTGAACAAGGAACTAGATAATGGCACGTAGTGATATGTACCGTAAACTACCTTGGACAGGTGGTGATGCAAGAAGTGTAGCAGAAATTGTGAACAATCTTGTAGAAGGTAAGTCTAACAACACAGGCGATATTACATTAGTAGCATCAGGTGCTACATCTACAACGATTTATGATGAACGTATAGGATATAACTCATATATTGGGTTAGAACCTTTATCACAAACAGCAGCTAGTACATACTTCCCATACGGTGCATTTCAAGATACTACAGATCAAAGTATAGCTACAACTACTGCTACAGCAAATATTAGTCTTAATACTACAGACTATTCTTTAGGGACAAGTTTAGTTGATGGTTATAAAATAAAAGTAGATTATTCTGGTCTATATAACTTACAATTTAGTATCCAATTTGTAAATACAGATACACAAATACAAGACGTAGATGTATGGATAAGAAAAAATGGATCAGATGTAGCAGGTTCTAATAGTAAATTCTCTGTTCCAAATAGTCACGGTGGAACACCAGGTCATATTATTGCAGCACTAAACTATTATATAGAACTCGCTAAAAATGACTATGTTCATTTAGCATGGGCTACAACTTCTACATTAGTAACTGTAGAACAATTACCAGCACAAACAAGTCCTACTAGACCATCAACACCTAGTGCTATTGTAACTCTTCAGTATTTAAGTGCTAATTCATTTACTACAAACTTATTTACAGATCCTTATATTAGCGCACAGTCACAAGGTCAAGCTACTATATCTCATCCTGCAAATACAGGCACGAATAAGGTATATCGTTATATAATAGTAGGATGATTTTACACTATATACCTAAAGACCAATTACGTCAACATTGGGATTATGTTAAACATGGTCTTGAATTAGTAAGACAACGTGGTCATACATCTTGGATAGTAGAAGATGTCTATTGTGATTGTTACGAAAATAGGTCTATGTTATTCATAGGTATTATAGATAACAAAGCAGTAGGTTTTGTAATACTACAACCTATAGGTGACACACTTCATGTATGGGCTTCATGGTCAACAATTAACGACAATACACTTTTTCAACAAGCATTTCAAGAAATACAAGCAATAGCAAAACAAGGCGGTAAGTCTAAAGTTACATTCTCTTCACAAAGAAAAGGATGGGAACGTAGAGCAAGGCTAATGGGTTTTACACCTCAAACATGGGAATTTAAGATTAAGGAATAATTATGGGCGCACCAGCACAACAACAACAACCAGTATATTACGATACAGATAAAAGCCAATATTATACTAACGGTTCACTTTCAGGAAATAACTTGTTAGTTCAAATGTTAGGTGGACAAATGGGAATACCAGAAAGAAACTATTTAGGTAACCCTTATGGCTCTAATTCATTTGCTGACAGATTTACTCCTAAAAATATCCCAGCACAATATCCTGAAATGAATATGTTATTCCCAGCATTAAACACAGGTCTATTACAAGGTATTGCATCTTCTATACAGCCTGACGGTGCAATGTCAGGTGCAGGTCGTTTCTTATCACCACAAACAACTAACACACAAGGCAAATAATATGAAATTATTACATTTTCTCATTCCAGCATTAAGCAACTACTTTACACTATGGGGTGGTGGTGGTTCTGGTGGTGGCGGCACATCTGAAACTAAACAACAACTAGACCCTACTGTTCAACCATTTGTTAAATATGGTTTAGAAGAAGCTAAAGGTCTTTATCAAACAGATACACCACAATATTATGGTGGTCAAACTTATGTAGGTCCATCTGCACAAACACAAACAGCATTACAAGCAGCTCAGAATAGAGCATTAGGT